CAACTCATTTTATATTATTTTTTTATAGTTATTAAAAAAGGGTAGGCAGACAACCACCTACCCCTTATATTTATTTGAAGCTAATATTAGTTAGCAGAGTTGGTGATTCCGTAAGTTACGATATCTTCAACTACACCATACTGAACACCAGCAAGGAAACGCATAATTACTCTTACGTTTTGAGAACCGTCAAGTTCAGCCATGTCTAAGATTTTCACCTCGTTTGCATCAGAAGTCAATCCAGTTCCGAAGAAAAGGTTGTCTTTAGTAGTAGCAATCATTACGTTATCAGCTAATCCATTTGCCATGAAGATTTTGATACCATCATAGTATTGGATGTTGATGTCTTGGTTGTTACCTCTATCTTGGAAACCTGCAGCTCCAACGTTAGATTGGAATCCTCCTAAAGCTCTCTTGTAAGCTCTAAAGATGTGCTGAGATACATAGATATGTAAGTCTTCTCTTCCGTATAATGCAGAAGGAATAGCGTCAGCAACTTTTCCTAATTCCTCAACAACGTTAGCAGCAGTTACAGTAGTTCCTGAAACTTCGTTTGCAGCTGGTAAATCAGCATCAGCAGCTAATAATGTAGAGAAACCATCAAACTCACCATCATTAGAGTCAGTTCCACCCCAGATGTTTTGTTCGTTCTTTTGAGCAACTTTAGCAGCAACATAGCTGATTAAGTAGTCTTGGAAAGAAGAAGGTAATGAGTCAAATGCTGAATATCCCATTTGGATTGCTTCCCAATCTGAACGGAAATCTTTTTTACATAACTCTAAGTTTACTTGAAACTCTTCTGGTTGAAGAATTCTTTCAGTAAGAGTTAAAGTTGAAGTGTCTGCGAAATCACATGAACCGTTCTTTACGATACCATCTAATTCCATTCTTTTTACTACCTCTTTAAACTTTACGTTTGGTCTAACAGTTAATCCACCGTTAGCGATAGTGTTACCTGCCAAAAGAGCTGCTGAAATGTATTTCCCAGCAAATTCTCCTGCGTAAGTAGTAGTAATACTAGTTGTTGTAGCCATTTAAATTTAATTTTAATTGTTAATCATCCAAGCTACTCTTTCAGCAGTAGTCATTGGTCTTTTGTTAATAAATGAATTTACTCGTTGTTCTGTTTTGTTTTCAGGGGAGTGAACAATCTCCTCTTTTATTTCAGAAAGTTCTACTTCTTCAGATTGCTCTTCAGAAACTTCCTCTTGTTTTGATAATTCAGCAGGAACATCAGCTTCGCTATAATCAGACTTGTCTTCCATCATAGCTTTAATCATAGATAATAATTCTTGCTTTAACTCAGCCATTTCAGCTTTAGTTGCATAAGAAGCAGCTTCTTCAACAGGCTCTTCTTTAGGCTCTTCAGTAGGCTCTTCTTCTAATTCAGCAACTTCAGCTTTAGGCTCTTCAATTACTTCCTCTTCAGATAAAACCACCTCTTCTACCGTATCAATTTCATTAGCTTCTTCTTGTTTAGCAAGACCAACTAATTCTTTGATATTCTTAAGAATTTCTTTTTGGTTCATAATTTTAGTGATTTAATATATTAATAAAACGTTTAAATGTTAAAAGTGTCTTGTTTTCGTTATGCTTTCTTCTGAATGATAAACCACTCATTACCATCACTCCACAGCTGAACACCTTCATAAGATTTTTTTATTTCATAGTAATCTGTACTACTCCTCCTGTAATAAATAGTCTTCAGGAATAGCAGTTATATTGCCTATACCTTGTTTCCAATATTCAGGTGCTTTACACTTCTTACAACAATTTATGCAGTATGTATTTTTACACTTACAATACTTAGCTCTCATTTTTTACTTGATTTAGGGTGTTTAGCAGGTAACAAATCATAGTCAGTAGTGTACTTAGCGTTTTGTGGCTTTCCGTTTTTTACTAAATACATAAAGGCATTAACTCTAGCGTGCGCCCATTGACTAGCTGACTTTACATTGGGAGAGTGGCTAGTATTAAACGCACCAAGACCTCTTTGAAATACTGATGCTAACATACCAACAGTTATTCCATAACCTAATTTTTCCTTATATCTTTTGTTAAAATCATCAGCTTTCTTTTGTAGTGATGCTCTGTCTTTTTCCGAAACCTTAGCCCCTGTTTTGCCAGAAGCATCTCCTTTAGCACTCCCTTTACCTTTTGGGCTTGGGTTAGGTGTATCTGATTTAGGAGCTTTAGGACTCTTTTTAATACCTCCTTTAGGGCCTACCTCTGCCATTTTTGTACACTTACCACCTTTCTTCTTGTAACCTTTAGGGCATTTGTTGTACATATCTAAACTGTGTCTTTCACATGGCATATACCACTCTTGACCGTTAACTTCGTGTATGTGATATCCACCACACCCTATGTCCTTAGATATCTTTTCAGCCTTCTCTTTTGTTTTGTAGGCTAATCTATCATCGACTATTATGTAGTCTTCTCCAACCATAATAGGCTCTTTCTGTAGTTTCTCAGAGTCTATCTGCTTTAGTTTAGATATAGCCCAATTCACACCAGCAGAACCACCCCAAGCATCCCACATTAGACCACCACACCCTTCAGAATAAGGCACGTCTTTATGTTGCTGATGTCTTTTAAATGAAGCCATCCTAGCAATCGTGGAGCGGCTTATCGCACTTCCTGATGACAGCTGTGAGGCTCTTGTCCAGCCTGTAGATGTGCCACAAGAACTTCCGTTCTTCTTTTTGTAATCTAAAGCTCTTCTAGCGTTGTTTTTAGCAGCTTTAGGGTAGTCAGAGTATGATTTTAACTCTTCAGACTCTAAAGTCTCTATAATGTCTTTAATTAACTCATCTGCATCTTGTTCTGATAAGTTTTCTATATCATCATTATCAACCTTTTCTTTATCGCTAAACATTCCTTCAATACTTAGTCCTAAATACTTTCCTTCTTTAACATCTTCCCATACCTTATCATTATCTATCTTCATAGTAACCACCCAAGCACCTTCTACAGCATTTAATCCGTATAAAGCACTTTTGTCTTTCTCAGGGTCTTCTACTATCCAAGATTCTATAACAGATACTCCTGAAGTAGCTACTTTGTGTTCTAGAGTTGTATTGTTGTTATTTAGTCTTTTTAAATATAGTTCTGAAGCCTTTCTAACAGTTTCTTTTGAGAATACTATATTGTATTCATAGTCTCCTTTTCTTCTGTATATTAGTTTGTTAGGAACTAAAGCCAATCCAATGATTATTTTTTTCTCATCATTTATAGTCTTAAACTCAACTTTGTGTTTATTAAGTGCTACAAAGTTCTCTTCTATAGCAGGTGACTCTACTAATGATATAGCATTTATACCATCATCCTCAACTTGCTCATCTATTATAAGTTCTATTATATCTAAATTATCCATGAATGGTTATTTATTAAGTTAACGTAATTTTTACTTTTTGTCTTTTTTTAACCAAAACTAGCATTGTTTTGAATATCCTCTTGTAATTGTTGTGCGTTTGTTATATCTCTAGATACTACATAGGCTTGTAGAGGTTGGTCAAATCTACCTTGCAATGTTTGTGCTAATTGGTTTTCACCAGTACTTCCTGCTAGGTTAAAATTAAACGACCTACTACCTCTTCCTCCGTCACCACTACCTAAAGAACCTGCTGTTGATGTAGCCCCAGCAGATGACTGAAACTTCTGTCTAGATATTTTAGCTACATTTAACAAACCAGTTGTTATTGTCAATATCATTGCTATTTTTTTAGATAAAGGGTCTGCAAATGCTGGGTTGGCTTGAACTTGAGCAGCAGCTAAGTAAGTAGATATTAATGCTTGTGATATATTTGCAGCTTTTTGGAAATTAAATCTTTTTCTTTCTATTTTTTCTTGTTTCTTTCTAAGAGCTTCGTCATTTCTTGCTATCTTTAATTGTATTCTTTTTCTTTCTTCTTGAGATAAATTTTCATTATTAAGCCTTTCTCTAAGTTCATTATTTAAAGCATTTGTTTTGTTCTGCTCTACAGTTAACTGTCTATCAAATTCACCATTCATAAAATCAGTCATTCCTTGTTGGAATTGCATATACGATTCTAGCTGCATAGCAAAAATCTCTCTTTGACGTTCTGCGATTTGTTCAGGGCTAGCTCCACCTATAACAGAAGGTGACCTCTCATCTATTTCTGCAGACTGAATAATAGCATCTTCTTTTATTTGTATTGCTTTTTCATAATAATTTTTATGATATGCCAACAATATTTCATAACCTCTTTGTGTTTTTTGTCTTTCTTCAGATGCGTTTTTATCAAAATCAGCTAATGCAGTCTTATGATAAGATTTAGTTATGTTTTTTAATGCTAATTGCTTGTCTAGTTCTATTTTTAAACTAGCTCTAGCTGCTTTAGTTTCTTGTTCAAATTTTTCTAAATTCTGCTTATGTTTTTGCTTTAATTCTTCTAGGTGAAAGTATCTTTGCATTATTAATTTAGATGCAGCATCTTTCTCACCTAGCATTGCTATTTTCTTTTGAACAGCTCTTATTTGTCTTAAATAATCTTCTGCGTCTTTTTGAAATGTCTCAGGGTCTTTGAAAGGTGAAAGAGGGTCTTTTTCATCATCCTTTAAAGTTAAATCTAATCCAGCATAAACTTGTATAAGCTCTCTAACTCCCTCCTGTTGTTCTCTTAATTCACCTATTCTTCTAACAGCCTCTTTTTTTTCTGTTACATTTGCAGCATTAGCTATCTTTAGTTTTTCTAACTGAATTTCATTAGCTATTTCCTCTGCACGTTCTAATGCTTTTTTTAATTTAAGTTTATTTTGAAGAATTCTATTTACATCTTTTTCTGCATCTTTTATTCCTTTTAAATTATCTATATTTAAACCACTAAAATATTTTGGATATAATTTTATTAACTTCTCAAGAGTTCTTTTTCTCCTTTCTTCAGAATTTGATAAATCTAAGGTTTCAGCTACTAATGCTTTAAGCATCTCCCTTTCTTTTGTTGTAGCTTGTATTACAGATTCTTTAACTTTAATGTGTTCTTCATACTTCTCTGTTAGTTCAATTAATTCCTTTTTTTGTCTTTCTAAAGCACTAGTAGTATCTTCAGCTGCTTCTTCAGCTTTCTTTTGAGCCCCAAAAAACATGTCTATTACAGATATTGCTGCTGTGATAGCAAACACAATACCTAAAGGCCCAGTTAATTGTTTAACCATCAACCCAAATGCTTTACCAAGACCACCAGCAGATTTAGCTGTAAAACCTATTTGAGAAACAAGTTGTGTAAGGTTATTCGCCATACCTCTAATACCATAAGGAGCATCAGATATAACTCTACTAAGTTCCATTACAGAAGCAGTCGCACCTCCACTAGCTTTAGAAGTTCCGCCTAGTTCTTTATTTAAATCACCAACACCTTTAGATACGTTAGCTTTTAATTTATTGAATGATTTATTAGCATCTTCAAATCCTTTAGTAATACCTTCTATATTGACTTGTCCAGTTTTAGTATTTACTTCAATATTATAAGTAATGAATTCGGTACTATTTGCCATTTGTTAATTTTTTACGTTTATTGTTTGTTCTTAGTTCCTTAAATGTTGTTGGTAATTCATACAACCCTTTAGCTATTTGAATATCCTTGTCTTCTATTAACCAATCATCCCCAGCTAATAAATCTAATGCATGTCTTATTATCATAATGTTCTAACTTGTAATAGGTTACTAAATCCTGATTCATTTCCTGCTCCATCTTTTGCTCTAACTTGTATATCGTAGGTAGTATTGCTAGATAATCCTAGTATAGTAGCAGTAGTTGATGTTACTGTTTGATTTAATACTGAATCTACAAAAACTTCATACCCAGTAACACCTACGTTATCTGTACTAGCATTCCATGATATACCTATACTTAAATCATTTACACTTGTAGATACTAAATTAGTAGGGGCTGTAGGAGGCTGTGTATCAGCAGCTAGTGTACTCATAGATACAGCAGATGATAATGCTGATTCATTATTTTGAGAATCATAAGCAGATACTTGTATACTGTAAGATGTATTGATTGATAATCCTGATAATGTATAAGAAGTATAAAGTAATATAGTGTCTGTAAGTACACTATCTACATAAATATTATACCCTTTAATATTTTGGTCTGTTGGATTAGCATTCCAGTTGAAAGATATTTTATCATAACTAGAGAAAAGTTGAGCCAATCCTGTAGGTGCAGTTAGTGTTCCACCTATTGGAGCATCGGCAGCTGTTATATCAAACTTCAATATTAACTCTAGTTTTGTTATACCTGTAGTTAGATTAGTTCTTATATTGTTGATTATAAACTGCTCTCCTTCTATAAGTAAAGTGTCGTTTAGTTCGTAATTAAGCAAGAAGGCTAAGTCAGCTTTCATCTCTAATTCAAAAACTCTAGTACCTCTATCAAATACTGTCGCTATGTATTCACTATAGTACTTATTAAACAGACTTCCAACACCTACATCAGAT